ATCGGTATCCGTTGGGAAAAAGTAACTGGTAGAGAGTCCGTACTGAACTCCAGAATAAAGAGAACGAGCTATGCAAAATGTAGAGGCACCAAATTGAGCTCCTTTTCTCAAAGTCATGTGAGGATGTTTATAATTGGAATAGATTTCTCTCATAGGTTCATGATCTTTAAAAGAAAATTCCCTCCCGCCTAATTCTTTAATCTTGAAATATCTGCGAAGCCATTCCTCATAGGAAATGTCTTGCATCGAGCGACCCAACTCGATGAACTCGCTGATGTCTTTTTCAGTGAGACGATTAGATCCCATTATGATTTTTGGTTTACCTCAACGATTTGGCCCTGGTTCCTTCTTAGGGCTTGTTCAAATTTATACCAAACTCTTTCAGTTAGAACCGCTTGGATTTCCTCTACGTCATTCATTGCTTGGATAATCGCTCGTTTAAATTCTGTCGGAGAGAAGCGAGATTTTTCGTCATCTCGTATCTTTTTATACAACTCCATTAGTTTTCCTAACGCGTTGAGCATACCTTCCGCAGATTTCGCTTCTACTATCAAAGCTCCTTCTTTATTTAAAATTTTTTGTTCTGCCGCTTTTAAGTAGAGTTCAATCTTATCCAAAATCTGACCGTCTAAATCTCGTTCTTGACGAACTCGATTGACGAGTTCCGTTTGTCGTTTATTTCTACGCTCCTCTAAGCCATGTTTTTTAATCAGACGTCGGATCGTATTCGCTGAAATTTTTGGATGCGTTTCCTTTAAAATAGAAGAGATCTCTTCCGCATTCTTTGGAGGAACCGTCTCAACGTAGAGTTCATAGACTGTCATGAAAATATCCGCGTAAGCCATGTTAGTCCTCGTATGTCAGAGCCTTTGCGTGACCATTTTGAAGAAATTCCTGGATGTCTAATTCCGGATAACGAATGGTTCTATCGGTAAGCTGAATAAACCCGATCCGTCTATCTTCGCGGTATCTGGATAGAGTTGCTTTGGAAACACCTAACTTGTTTTCCACATTAGAAGGGAGCAGGAACTTTTCCTTTAGGGAAAGACATCTACGATTTTTAATTTCTCTTTTTTCATTATAAATATTAGCCGGCTTGTAGGCTCGATTCAGTCTAGCGACTACAATGTTTTCTGAAAAACGAACCGTTCGTTCCGTAAAAAACATAGGATCGAAAAGCCAACGAACCATTCTTGTATCGAGAGAAAGGAACCTTGAAATTTCTTTTGCAGTTAGACTTTTATCCTCCATACTGTTCTATCCTTTGAAGCAAAGTAGACTTTTCGTTTTGTTTCGGCCTAAAGTCGGGCTTAAGACGAAAAGCTTTCGAGTTTCCAAGAAGGAATATACAATCCAACAATCCTTCGGCGAAAAGTTTATGAACTGCCTTTTTGATTTTATTCTGATTGGATAGAAGAACTAACGTAATTTCAGTGACGCTCCATGTGGTTTCAGGACGTGATAACATCAATCGAAGGATTTGTTCCTTTAATGAACCTTTCTTTAGAAATCCGTGTTTATCTAACATATCCGGATTTAAAAAATAGAATCCGTTTAAAAAATGAGAAAACCGGATTCTCGGAATTCTGAAAGGGATCGATATGTTTCTGATTTTTTCAGTCCGGAAAAGCGTATCGCTTCGATGGAATGGAGTGGAAGATCCGGTCTTTTAAAGATGTGTTTCAATAAATTCATACTTCTTCCCCTCTGAATATTTCGTACTGCATTTCATTGCAAAAATGTTCGGCTTGTTCCATCGTATCAAAATCAGTTTTTATAATATTCCCATCCTTATGTTCAAGAATCGCAAATTTGAAACGATACGGATCATAAATTTCAAGTTTGATTTGACCGGTCCAAGGAGTCCAAAAATCCAGACGAAGAGTTGTTTTAAAGAAGGATGCAACCCTTACTTTCATAAATGCCCCTGTGGTTCGTTGACGATTTTGATATTGATATTTTCATGGCGAGCTTGCTCTGAAAGAGAGATAAAGTCTCTTGAAATTGTTTTCATTGAAGAATTCAAAACGACTTGTAAATAAATTCCGTTGTTTGCAGCTACATCCAAAATGATTTTAGTGAATGCTGAAATAGCATCCGCGTTCATATATTCCACATCACTTAAATTCAAAGTCAGTTTCTTCGGACCCGGATAGGCACATCGTATTTCATTGATTTTTAATGAAAGATTTTGTAGGAATTGGTGTTGAGGCTGGGGTCTTAAAATTGAGATAAACCTAATTTCATGACCTAGCTCTTGCGTAAACGGGTCCAAAGAACTTTCATTCGAAATTGAATCGAAAGGTTTTATTCCGATTTTACGTCTGAGTAGAGAAATCAAGGCGCTTAGAACGCTTGCGCTAATCAGAGTGATCAACTCTTTCCAATATTCAAAGAATAAGTCCAAAATAAATCTCCGTTTAAAACGCCGGGAAGCAGGGCCAACGGAGGTAAGATTTTGGACTAACCAACCCCAACTAACCCGGCAAACTACTATGATAGATAGAAATATTGTGTAAAGAATAAAATACTGAATTACGATATTTTTTTCTTGCAATAATTCGTAATTCAGTTTAAAAGTGTTTTGATTTATGGACCTGAATGAATTAGGTTACTAGCTACACAATGATTAGTAACCTAATTCAACAAGGAACACATTAAACAACGGAGAAAAACATGGCTCAAACTTTAAAAGATATTTCGCCGCTTGAATCAAAACAAGATGGATTGGTCCCTGCAAATAACGAATATCCATTTCCACATAAGCCGGATGGAAGTCCGGACTTAGAAGGTTGCGTTCAACGATACGGAGAACTGGAAAGAAGGATCGATTCTTTAGTTTCAACGGCGGATGACAGAATCGCAGAGATTAGATCCGCTCTTGTTAACCAAACGGAACCTTTAGAAAAAGAAAGAGTCTCTCTTTTAGATTATCTTAAACTAAATCTTAAATCGGAAAATTTTCCTAACGGATCGAAGACGATCAAACTGGCCGCAGGGGAAATAAGTAAACGATCCTCGAAAGCGGTTTCCGTAGTTCCTACAGTAGAAGAAGTCTTAAAGAAGAATCGTTTGATTAAATTTGAAAAAGAAGCTCAAGAGAAATTCGGCGGAGTTTTTTTGAAAATGAAACTTGAAGTTTCCAAGTCCACTATTCAAGCCAACGCATCGGCTGCGAAGAAACTCATCGGAGCAAAAATAGAAGAAAAAGAAACTCTTTCCATCAAACCGGCAAAGACAGAGATTCAAGAGTGAGATCCAAAATCCTGAGCCCTGTTTCTACAGGGCGACATTCTAAACTTCCTTTAAAGTTGGCTCTTCTTGCAGGAGAAGAAGCTACTTTAAATCAACTCGCACAAAAACATCATATTTCAAGACCGATGATTTCACAGGTAATCCAAGGGAAAAAATCATCTAAAAAAGTGAACTCAATTCTACTAAACGAATGGGGAATCACTGTAGAGGAAGCTAGAATGCTTTATAGAGAAGACGCGGAAAGAAGATATAAAAATCCGGTAACTCGATCGGAAGCCTGGGAATTTCAAATGAAGATCAATCATAGAAGAATGGGGATTCAAATACCATTCGAAAAATGGTACGAAATGTTCAGCGCGTTATCATCACAAGCAAAGATGCCAAGAGGTTGGAGATGACTCATACATACAACATTTTGAAACTCATTCAATTGGAAAGAGGACGACAAGAAACGCTGAAACAAACAGGCAAATTTCAATTCACTTGCGCCGATCCAATTTCTGATTGGAAAAAATTACCTATCCTTCTTGAAGAAGTCGGAGAAGTGGCAAAGGCAATGAATGAGGATGATTCCATAGGAATCGCTAAAGAACTGATTCAAGTCGCTGCGGTTTGTGTCGCTTGGTTGGAATCTTCAACCAACGAAAATATTCAAAAATTGTTATATGAAGCAATTGAAAATGCAGTCGGAAAATTAAAGGAGAAAGAAACAAAATGAATCTAAAAAGAAATATTACTCGAACTATTATACTTGGTACTATCATCTATCTATTTCTCCTTTCATTTATAAAATGTGAAACCTTCCAACCGCTTCCGAAGAGAGCCAAGGAAGAATCAAAACAAATCGATGCAGCCAAAAAAGCATTAAAACAAAATGAGCCCGGGGCAAAGGAAAGAGCGATTTCCGAATTAGACCGTTGTGATATGAATAATCGGGAGAACGCAAGAGCAATTGCCAACTTATCCGATGAACTCCATTCTTGCAGAACCGAATCCGGCAAGAAAGACAAAAAAATCGCAGCCCTTTCTTTAGAAGCAGGAGAAGCAAGCGGAATAAAATTTGTATATTATGGATTATTAATTCTTATTATCCTTTTTCTTGTCTCAGTTGTAATTCTAACAATTGCCGTTCTCGCTTTACGTAAAAATAAAATTCCTCTCTTATCCGGAATTTCATCGAATGCGCTTGAGGTTATCAATCAATGAATATCATTTCCAAACTATTAAATGTCATACCGTATTCCATTCAAAGTAAGGTTCTAAACTTTCCTAAGATTAAAAGATCACAAAACTACTGGAACAATTCATTAGCGGCGGTCTTACAAACACAAACGATACCGGATCAATCCGTTTTAAAAAGAATTGATTCAACCGACAAAAAAGAAGAAGCTCTATTCTTTTCTCCTCTAGAAAATCCCAAAATCACATCTCATTTCGGATGGAGGAACCTAAACATAAACGGAAAAGCGTCTAGACAATTTCATCTTGGCATCGACTTAGTAAGCGAGAATAAAAACGTATTTGCTCCAGAAGAGTGTGTAATCCGTTCTGTTTTAGGTCGGGATGAAAAACATCCGGTTCGTTTCAAATATGAGAATGGAACGTGGATCGACTTACTTGAAAACGGAAAAATTCCCAAGGGTCGTGCTTGGACTCCTTACGTAATCGCAGTTGGAATAGATTCAAAAAATCTATATAAGTTTAAACACATTGATCCTTGTGCTACGATTGGTGAAACACTCCAAGCAGGGGATCAAATTGGAAGCTATGATAATCTTGGATATTCGATGGGGGCTCATCTACATTTTGAAATTTGGTTATGGGATGAAAAACGACAAGACTGGAAAAAATCCCCAATCGATCCCGAGAAGTTTTTAAAAGAAAAGAAAATATTATAAGGAGAAATTTATGTGGGAATTTATCTCTCAATCAATTGCAGGATTGTTTGATCCGCTTTACATTGCGTTGGTTATTTTTGTGAGTCAGTTCTTTTTTCGTTATGTGAAATCGGGAAAGATTCATGAAAATAAACCAAGATTCGTTTTGATACTCGGAACTTTGATCGCATTTTCGTTTTTGAGTGCTCATTTTATCATGGGCGATTCCATTCCAAATCTAATTCATTACGCAGTGGTGTTGTTTCTAAATTTTTGTTTTTCAACGACCCTTTATGAACTTCTTGTAAACAGAATATTTGCAGCTTTGCAATTTACTCACTCCGAACCCACCTCTTCAAATCCAACGGAACCAGAACAGGATTGAAAAAGTGGATCGATTTGAGTTTTGGTTTTTCCGGCTTATCAAGGTTTATCTGGTAATAGCCATTTTATTTTCTATCATTGAATTGGCATTGGTTGCCGGCGGTTGCGGGGCTCCTAATGGTGCCCCTTTTTGTTATTGGTGATAATAAGTAAATCTTTATGTCACATTTCTTTATAAATTCGACTGATTCTTGAATCTTTCCGTCTTTTTTGCGGTAATTTGTCGGGAGATTTGACTACTATACATATATGAAGTTGTTGGATAAACATATAGAACGAGAGATTACTGAAGAGATCATTTGGCGAAAGCTGCATGAAGTTTTGAGAGGAAAAGACATAGAAATTATGGTTCATGATATGACTACGGAGTTGATGGCAATGAGAACTCCAAAACGACTTTACAACAAATTGAAATAATTACGTAGATTAAGCCTTGATTTCGATGAAACTAAGATGTCTCTGGGCTAAATGTATTTAAAATTAAAAAAGTAGCATTCATCCTATTTTTAATAACCTCACTCCCGATTCTTTCTCAATCAAAAGATCGTTGTATCTCAGGTGATTGCCAAAATGGTAAAGGTGTCTTAGTTGACGCGGATGGAAATAAGCTGATTGGTTCTTTCCTAAATGGCAAACTGGAAGGGTTTGCCGAAGTTGAATTCAAAGACGGAGATAAATTTTCCGGAATTTATAAAAATGGAGAACGCAACGGAAAAGGAAAGTTAGTTCATTCCGATGGGAAGGTTGAATTTGAAGGAGAATGGATTGCAAGCGGAATTTGTATTACGGGTGATTGTCGTTCGGGAAACGGAACTCTCAAAAGATTTATACCGAATTCCGATGTAACCTGTGAATTTTCCGGTCCTTTTTCGTCCGGGAAAATCAACGGAAAAGGAAAATTTATTTGTTCGGATCAAGAAACATATGAAGGAAATTTGAAAGACTCGAAACCTCATGGTTTTGGAATTCAATCTTTTTCTAATGGAACGAGATATGAAGGAGAGTTTAAAGAATTTGAATTTGACGGCAAGGGAAAGTTGACCTGGAATACAGGAGCAAATGAATCCTACACCGAGTGTACATTCCAAGGAACGTTTAAACAAAGCCAAAAAATCGGAAAAGGATCTTATTCTTGCAGTAATGGTGAAAAATTCGAAGGATTATACTCGGAAGATAAACCGAATGGAAAAGGAAAACTGATCTATTCGGACGGTTCTAAATATGAAGGAGAATTCAAAGATGGGCTCCCTCATGGAAACGGCACGGAGTATGACTCTGAGGGGAAAATTTCTAAAACCGGAATATTCAAAAATGGTTATAAATATTTTAACGTTCCAACGTTTGATTTTATCAATAAAACCTGGGTTAAACCGGAGAAATGGTTGGGTGGAAGTTTAGAAAAATCTCAAGTATTTTTTATTCAGTATCTTTCGGAACCTGATTTTTTGGGAATTGAAACTACAGACGGGAGTCCTGATTTTTCCGATCCACATTTGGAGAAAACTTACGTGGAAGCGAAAGTGAACGGTTTCTTGGGAACTATTATTCTTTGTATTGATAAGAAACAAGAACCCGAAATGGATAAGTTTCTGACAAAGCCGATGGTACTGATTGAATTCGACGGCAGAATTGTGGGTTATAACAAAGGAGAATCCGGAATCAAAAGAGAGTTGATCGTGAACGTTGAAGCCATTCGAAGAATGGGTCACGCAGTACTGTCCTCGAAGGCGAATTAACTCAAAATCTCTTTAATAAACACTCGCACCTTTTCTAATTTTAGGTCGTTCATTTTAACGAGAGAGTGGACGATTTCTTTTAAAACAGGTCGGGTATTTATTTTTCCTAATATTCCAAACTCTTCAACTACTTCTTTTTCTGTTTATCTCTTATTTTTTTCGGAGATAATATCATTAAGTCATCTCCGACTATGTCAAACAACCAAGCGGGATTGATGTCGAACTCCGAGATTAACCTGTGGATTGCATCAAAACTAAGCGCTTTAGTCCTTCCCTTAAACAAATCGCTTATATTACCTTGAGAAACGTCGATCCGTTGGGCCAATGCTTTTTGTGTGAGTTCAAATTTTACCAATATTTTTTCGATTTTTTCTTTCATAAATATCTGAATTCAGTATTTTTTCTTGAAAATAACTGAATTACGAATTTCATTATTCCCTAACCCAACCCACCAACGGAGGAACGGAACATGGGAGACATATTATTCGGATTATCGGAAACGGAAAGACTAAAATCCATAGAAGAAGCTCAAAAAAGGCGTTTAGAAGCTGAAAATTACGTCTTTGATAACCCAGAACGGGTCTTTGATAGGACTGAAGTAATACGTGAAAATTTAACCAACCAAAAGCCGGCATTAAATCCAGGGCCTCTATACCTTTACGACATAGAAGAAGTCATTTTAGATCTGATGCGTTTGGGAAGAAGGGTGATAGGTTTTCCCGAAAAGAAGGTCTTTTATAAAATCGGAAAAGACTCTGAAACCGGAGAAATAATCTCTCTTTATTTTTTTGTAACGGAAGAATCAGCATCTTTATTTGGAATGTTGCCTGCGTCGATCGAAGAATCGGTGCAAATGCTTTCTCACAATTCTCTCTACGCAATTCTCTTACGAAATACGTTAATTCTTTCTTCTTACGGAATCGACGTCGCTTTCAAAACAGGAGAAGCCATAAAAGTTCAATTTGCTAAGGGAGCTTAACAATGCTGTCTAACGCGATTGAGATGAAAGATAAAATCGTAAACGAATTAGGATTCACCGGTTTAAAAGAGTTCGCAAAAGAAAACGACCTTACCTTTCAAGAAGTTTACGAAACATTTTATGGAAACAGTATATACCAAAACGTTTTGCTAACACTTCAAAAAAACGGAATCCGATACGAGTTTCCAAGGAGGAAACAATGAGTTATTACTACCTTCAGTCTCCCGTACTTCATTATCGAAAAAAGACGATCTTTACCCGGATCTTTGGTTTTTTTAAGAAGGAAGTAAAATGAAAAACTTTGTACTTAAAAAACCTAAGTTGCAAAAGGAAGATTTGAAAGAATTTTCAAATTTCTATATTTACGGTCGTACAAAATTAAGACCGATGAAAGAAGAATTTGAATCTATCTTTCAGGAAGTCTTAAAAGATTACGGAGTCAAACTTGATCCGTATGCTTTTGCAAGATTAGTAGCTTTTCGTTATATAACTCGTGGACCCGGAACGAGCATCGCTAATTTTAAAAGTTGGACTGGAGATTTCATATCTCCGGAGCCTATTGCCTCATGAAAAGAAAAGCGAAAAAAGGAGACGCTTTATTAGAACTTTTGAAAGTATTTTTGGAAAATCCGGGACTTTCTTTTAGTCGCAAAATCCTTCAAAAAAAGATTCGCAAAACCGTTCGGACTACCAATTACAACTTAAGGCGACTCATGAAAAGCGGAATCATCCGTAGAGAAGGATCTATTCTTTATACTCTATCGGAGCGCTATTATTTAAAATTCGTTAACAACGGAGGAAAACGAATATGAAAAAGGGTAAAAAGGAAGCCCTTAAAAAATTCAAGGAAGATGAGCATTTGTCCGAGGAAGAATCCCAAGCTCATTCAAAGAATAGTTTTGTTCAAATCAACACACGAAAATATCTACAAGCAAGTATAGAAGAAAAGGCGTCTCGTCTATCGGCAGTGATGAACACAATGGCATCTTCTGCAATTCGGATCGCTCTTGGATTTGCTGAAATCCGGGACAGTGAACTCTTTTTGGCAGCCGGTTGTAAGTCGATGGAAGACTTCAGCTCAAAGTTTCTAAGATACGGTTCCAATGAAACAAATTCTATTTTAGACGTTTATTCCCTTGTAGTTTCAAACGAGCAAAACTACGAATTCCTCGCTTCTGCTTCGCTTAACAATTTAATCAGACTTGCTGATTCTCTTAAGGTTAAAGAAGCCAAGTATATAGGTTGCGGACTTGTGATTACTCCCGATGGAAAACGCCGCGAATATAAAGAGTTTATGCAAGAAGTTGAAAGCAATGAAGAGGAAGTAAAGCGAATTACAGAAGAGAAAGAAGAACTCGAACGTAAGCTTTTAGATTCGGAAGGGAATATAGAAACTCTTCAACGCCAAAATTACGAGATGAGAAATAAGGTAGAGGAATTTATACAAAATTCTTCCACCTCGGGAAATGCGATTAAGATTTTAGATCATGGACAAAACATGATCAATGCAGCCGTAAAAAAGATCCTTAGCATTCCCGAAATGGAAAGATCGCAAGATTTGGTTCCGACGATTGAGTTCATTCTTTCAACGCTGGATACTGCATATAAAAAAATATCCGATCAATACGATATACAAATTACAGCTCATGGCCTTTCCACTGGAAGACCAATCAGAGACATACAAGTCGAGGCCACAGTCGCTTCAACCGATCAGGAAATAGTACAAAAACGAGCGCAAATAGAAGGCCCAAAAAAGAAGAAGGGAAAAAAACATGAAAGTATTAGATTTTTCTCAATTAGGCGAAGTCTTTTTACAATGGCAACAAGCTACAAGTCGCTTTGAAAAAGGTGCAATCATTCAAAAAGCATGCACGCTTTTCGGGCTTTCTGAACCGGCTCTTAGAAATCGGTTGAATCAACTTAAATCAGGAGAGCAGAAACTTTTAGCTATTGCAGGCCAAGAGAATCGTAAAAGTAAACGAAGGCTTTCCGAGGTCGAAGAGACCCAAAGGCACGAAGATATTATTCGGATTATGGCTTGTAAATACGATGTTGCAGGTTCAACCCCAATATCAACAGAACACGCTATTATGAAAGCTGAAAACATCGGTTGGATTGAAAGCGGAAAATATAAAAATCGATTCTTAGTTGAAAGAGAAGCAAGGCGACTTGGATTGGATAAGGATTCTATGAATCGAAGAGTAGCGTGTGTTACTTGGAAGGTTGAACGTCCTTTTCAAGTCGTTATGGTCGATGCTACTCCAGCGCAATGTGTATATTTGAATGCAAAAGGAAAAGCTTCCTATCGTCCCGATCTTCGTCCTGAAGATCGACATTTTTATGAAGATCTTGAAAAGTATAAACTAAAGAGAATTATCATCTATTGTTTGGCAGATGTTTTTTCAGGTTCATTTTTTTGTTATGCGGATGCACCTGATCCAAAAGGTGCGACTTCCACATTTGGTGGAGAAAATGCACAAGGGTATCTAACGTTATTTAGGTACGCATTTTTGGAAAAAGACCCAGCTCTAATTCCAATACCGGGAATCAGTCATTTGATGAATAACGATCATATTCCTGTACGAGGATTAGCAGAAACAGTTTATGGGGATAGCCATAGTGCATTGAAAACGTTAAAACCCACCTTAGAAAGACTTGGTAGCAGCTATGAAAAACATTTTCCCGGCAACCCCAGAGCAAAAGGTTATGTAGAAGCTAGAAATGGTTGGTTAAAGCGAATCCAAGCATTTACGAACCAACGACTCATTCAAGATGTAGAACAGTTCAATGAGTTTCTCTATCGTTGGATGGTTTCCCACAATCATAAACAAGGATATTATAAAAAGTTTATTGAAGGAACTAAAAGTTACCCAGTCCAGGCTGTAACCGCAAAGAATCTTGAAGACGCTTTAGTCAGTCATTTTGAAAGAGAAGTAAGCGAATACGGAACGGTATCCATTAAGAAGCAAGATTACTTTGTTGGAAGTTTTGATACCGTAGGTCGAAGGATAACGATTTTCCCACAACGAGACGGATACTATGCGGAAGTTTCCGGTAAGATGATAAAGCTTGATCCAGAGGGTAAAATACAAAGAGAAGAAGGTTCTTATGAGAATATGGATAATCGTCATGCTTTCTCGGAAACTGAAAAAGAAAAGTATAGAAAAGCGGTTCGTAAGAAATCTCAAGAAGCAAAGAACTTAACTACATTCCAAGACATTGTTCCTTCCTTACCAGAAACTAAAGTTGGAATGAAACCTAGAATGAAGCCGGCGATGAAAACGCACACACCTCTAGCACCGGAAGTAATCCGATCGATTATCGAAGCAGAGGAATATCTGGAAGAACAAATCGGATCAAAACTGAATCAACTCAAAAGCGAAGTCAGAGAAGCAATCAAAACCGTTTTAGAATCCGAATTGGAAGAATTCGGATGTATTCACGGCAAAACTCTAATGGATCTTTCAAATACTTTAAAACCTGGAAGTAAATTAAAATGAAATCGGCTACATTTACAGACACAAACAGTACTTTAAAAATTCTATCAACCTCCCGTAAATCCGTTAAGTTGAATAGTTGGCTTGTGATTTTAGGAGATACAGGTTCTGGAAAAACCTTTTTGCTCAATCAACTATTGGAGTCTTTGGAAGGTAAGAATACGCAAGATAATAGCAATATAGAAAATGATGAATCGAGCGATATAAAAAAGAATAAAACACGTTATATTTTCATTCAAATTGGTAAATTATTTTCCACCGGTAGAATCAGCATAACACAGATTATGCGCTCCATCATTGAAGAAATTTTACCCGGGCAACATATTCCCGGTAATGCAACCGGAAAACAAAAGATGTTAAAGGAGGCTTTAACGTATGCCGGTAAAACTTCTCGGAAAGTAATTCTTTTAATCGATAATGCTCATTATTTAGATCAAAGAATGCTTAGAGATCTAAAGGATATTCATGAATTTTCATACGGTGGGCTCGATTCTCTTTTTTCAATCATCATGTTTGCAAGAGCTGAATATAAATTCGAGTCGTTACTCAATGCGCCTGAATTCGACATTCAAACACAAAGAGTCTATATTCAGAATTTACCGAAACCCGATATATTAGAATTTTCGAAACAAGCCTTTGGTCTTAGATTTTCTTCCGGAAAAGACGGAGAGCGTGCAAAAAGTCTTTTTCTAACCCATGTCTATCCTTTAAATCCAGGTGGTATCAAAGCTTTAGTCAATCGAATGTATCTTACTGTGAATAAGTTCGACGG